TACGTACGGGCATCAAACTGCATCATACCAGCCGCGTTAGGATAAGGTACCTCACATATTCCAAGTTCACTATGAGTAAAGCACTGAGAGTTTATGACACAAAAGTCACGACTCTTATATACTTTACCCACAGAAGGTGAGAGACCAACATGGGCAGATATTCTCTTCCAAAGAGAATACTCCTTCTCACCCCCGAGGAACAGTCCATCGTCTCCGTTCACTAAAATCTTATCCTCCGGTCGATAACGATCAGGAGAAATAGAAAGTGATAAAACTGCAGCATTACAGCAGCAGAGAACGATAAAAGACAGGATTGAACCCATCAACTGTCCATTTTTCTGTGTTACGAATTTGTCTCCATATTTAATCTGATGATTACAGAGACTATCCCAACACAGGTCGAAGTTGAGACCGGTAAGTCTACAGATATACTTTATACAGATTCTGGAAAAATCCGTATGCAGATTATCCGTAGCAGCAGAGTAATCAACCGATATCCATTCTTGTTCTCCTTTCGGAGATGGAATATCAGTCGGCTCTACAGGTCTACCGGTGAGAACAAACCAAGGGAACTTCTTTAAGCAAGTCCACAATTCAGTCTGAGCACCTTTAAGACAGTACGTAGACCACGCGTCTTCACACGTGATCACTCGCACCTTCAAAGGTTCAGTAAGGGCCACAGGTTTCGCCCTTATCTGAGACGTTACTCCGAACTTCGGATAACAATTAATCGGAACTTTTATAATACTTTTTCCGGTATCATAATAGGTCCAATTGTCGCTATCAGCTCGAGGAACATAACGTTGCTCAGGATGACTGGCATAAGGTTGGAAAATCCAACCCGGGATCTCAAAATCGATCTCACTTGCTTGCCCACCCTTCTTCTGTCCTGAGAGAAAACTCGCAGAATTCGAAGGGTCCCACCACTGCTCAGGGTCATGATAATCCTGGAACACATCGGAGACTATTTTTCTTAGTCTTCTCTTGATGGCTTGGTAAGGTACATATCCACCAATCTCAAAACGGGAATACCCGTCTTTGTTGAGACCAGAGGACTGACACCACATCAAGTCACCAAGTGTGCCCGGATAAGACCCCAATGTCTTTTCGTGTTTGAGGAGAGCCTCCTCCACGAATTTTGGTGACACTTTGGGACAACCTTTCTTAAAATAAAGAAAGGCCTGAGCTCTCCTAAGCTTATCCTTGAGAGACTTACAGGATTTTAATCTCCTGTAAACACGTCTATGCATGCTACCAAAAGGTGTTAAGCTTCCCAATATCCAGCCAAATGGCAATTCAACAGGCTCGCAGGGTTCTACCCCCATAAGCTTGTTGAACATACTGGTCGACTGGTATTTAGCTATCTTCTCGGCCTGTCCTATCATGCACAAGTGATACCACTGTGCAATCATCAGACAGACCTTCCGGACCCTCTTTAGAGGTGTGGTATTACACACAACCTCAAACGGTTCCATCAAAGAAGAATAGCAAAGCCTAATCCGTTCTACAAAGCATAAAGCTCTATAGACATTTGATAGTCTCTCATCAAGTTCGAACAAAGATTGTTCCTCTTGAACAGACCTAAGATTAGGGAATTTGATCAAGCGATCAAGTAGCTCGACCAAGGAGTTTCGAAACAGGGAATTTTGTTTCACGAACTCTTCCACTGACGTGGTGAACTCCATATCTTGGGAAATAATTCTTTTTATTACCCTAAGTTCACTTGTAGAAAACCGAAAAGTCAATTCTGACTGCATAGTTGGAATTACG